AAGCTGCGTGACCTACGCTTCAAGCATGCTACTGTAGCGTATGACAAGTGGCAGACTAATGTAGGCATACGACAGGCTAACTACATGGCAACCTGTCTTAGTATCGTACTCAATACAGCCATTAGGCATGAGGCACTGGTCACTAACCCTGTGACATTAGTACAACGTACTAGAGATAAGGTGCGTAAGGTACGCTGGACTGATGCTCAGGTTGTTACATTCTTAGATGCTGCATACAGCCAGTGGAAGTGGCGCAGCATTGGCTTGATCATACACATGGCATACGAATGGGCACAGCGTGTAGGTGACATGCGTACCCTCAAGTGGTCTAACATAGACTTGACTACCAAGACACTTGACTTAGAACAGAGTAAACGTAGGGCAGAGGTACGACTACCTATAGATGCTGACCTATGCCGTATGCTAACTGAACAGAAAGATACGTTCGGCTTTCAACAGTACGTAGCACCTGCTGTAGAGCCACAAGGCAGTGCTTACAAGCCGTATGCCAGCGGTGATATACATAAGCTAGTCAATGAGGTTAAGGCTTACACAGGCCTACCTCCTGAGATAACCGCCATGGACTTACGGCGCACTGGTATCACTCAATTAGTTGAGGGTGGTGTCGATACGTTTGGCATCATGCAAGTCAGTGGTCACAGCAATCCACAAAGTGTTAAGCCTTACTTGGTTAACACACTCACAGGGTCTACTAATGCCCTATCACATAGGAAGAAATAGATATGAGTACAGAGATAAACATTGAAACACTTGAGCAGTTACTTAGTTATGATCCTGAGACAGGCATCCTTACATGGAAGGAAAGACCTTTAGAGTTATGTTCTAGTGCTGGTACGATGAAAACTTTTAATACTAGATGGGCAGGTAAGGAAGCTGGAGCTATATCAAACACACATCCAGAATTAATTAATGGCTATTATAAAAAGCAGTTAGCTATTAGAGGAAAACAATATAGAGCGCATCGTGTCGCTTGGGCATTGCATCACAAGCAGTGGCCTTCAGATCAGATAGATCACATAAATGGCAACCCTTTGGATAACAGGGTAGAAAACCTTAGGGTGGTGTCGAGGGCTACTAATAATAAAAATAAGAGGATGCCTTCTCACAATACCTCAGGTTTTATTGGTGTCACAAAGAATAACAATAAGACTAAGTGGAAGGCTCAGATTACGGATTCCAATACGGGTAAACTTATATATCTAGGAGAATTTTCTAACATAGAAGATGCTGTTGCAGCACGAGCCGCAGCTGACATAGAGTATGGGTATCATGAGAACCATGGGAGAGAGTTAGTGGATCAAGATGGACGTTAAGAAATACGTAGATGATCTCATGCTAAGCGAGGGTGAGACAACACGTATGCACTGCCCTAGCTGTGGCGGTAACAATACATTCACTGCATCTAAGGATGGGGGTGCAGTGATGTATAACTGCTACAAGTTAGGCTGTGGCATACGTGGTGCAGTAACTACTGGCATGACAGCTGATGAGATACGTAGGCGTATGAAGGGGTTAGATGCAAAGGTACGCAAAGAGTTAGAGCCTATGCCTTACCCTGAGTATGTCGTTAACCCTCAGCCTGAGCATCAGCTACTGCACAGGTTCTTAGGACGTTGGGGCTTAACCAATGAGGAGATCTTCTATGACGTTAAGGATAGGCGTGCTGTCTTTCCTATCAAGCATAAGGGTGTAGTGATTGATGCAGTGGGCCGTGCCCTTGATGGTGCTATACCTAAATGGTTCCGCTACACTGGTCAGGCATCTGTATTCAAACGATTGCTTGGCACATCTAATGGTGTGTGTGTAGTGGTAGAGGATGTGATCAGTGCCATTGTCGTGGCTCAACTCATGCCTAACACAACAGGCTTAGCCATCCTTGGTACGTCACTAGGCCCAGCGCAGATGGAACACATAGGAGATTTCTATAAGGTTATCATAGCGTTAGACCCTGACGCCATGAGCAAGACACTATCGTACAAACAGGAGGTAGAGACATGGACAGGCAAAAGAGTTTTAGCTTTAAGGCTTGACGATGATATCAAATATAAGTTAGAGTCAGACGTAGACAGATTAAAGGATATGGTAAATGGATAATATAAATGTTAAGACAGGTAAGAAGCCCTACTACAAGGACAGACCTGAGGCTGTAAAGAAACGTGATGCCTTGAGAATGTATGTAAACTCTAAAGAGGTTAGCAAAAAGCATCCGCTATACAAAGCAGGGCGATACAAATCCTTTGGTGATATGGCATTTAGTTCTTTGCAAAACTATGAGAACATAAAGGAAGGCTATGTGTATGCCATAAGCAATGCTGCATGGCCTGAGTGGATCAAGATTGGTAAGGCTGTTGATGCAGATGATAGGCTCAATAGTTATCAGACAAGCTCACCCATGCGTGACTACAAACTTATACACTCTGTATACTTTGAGGATCGTAATGTAGCAGAGGCTAAGGCACACACCATAGCGCAGGGTATGGGTGCTCGTAAGAACGAATGGTTCAAACTAACAGAAGACGAAGCACTTGAGGTGCTAAGGGTTTTGACAATTGATACATAAGGATACAACAAATGGATAGCTTAAAAGATTTTCTTAAGGAGATGGGGCTTGCACCTGTACATCCTTTGGTTACTAAAGAAGTCCCCCCTCATATGGTGAAGGGATACTATGTAGATCCACGCAACGCTAATGGTGAGGTGCCCTTCTGATGGCTACAATGTGGGTACTAATATGGTTTCAAGCAACGCAGCTAGAAATAGAATACTTTCAGCTAGGCTCTTTCGAGAGTTCACAGAAGTGTGCAGCAGCCTTAACAAGGGCTGAGGTAATGGTGACTAGCACTATCACGCAGGTTGCGTGCCTTCAGATAGGGGTAGGTAGACATGACGATTGAAGCAACGCTAATAGACTACATGGGCGAGGACCTATCTGTAGTGAACGCAGCACGGGTTAGCTTTGGTAAGAGGGGGTTTGGCTGGGGTGATGTGCTAAAAGATTCAGACACTAAACTAATAAACTATCTAGCCAAGCACAGGCATATGTCACCATTCGGTCACGCTTTTGCATCCTTTCACGTCAAGGCCCCCGTGTTTGTAGCACGCCAGCTGGTCAAGCATAAGTTCCTGCGTTGGAATGAGATCAGCCGTAGGTATGTTGACACAGAGCCTGAGTTCTACAAGCCTGAGTTACGTGAGGCAACTAAGGATAAGAAGCAAGGCTCAGGAGTTCCTATGTTTATGGGGGGCTATAACAGTACCTTGGATGGTGTGATACAGCAGTCAGGCATTGAGGCGGCTAAGCAATACAAGTACCTACTTAAGATGGGCGTGTGTGAGGAACAAGCAAGGATGGTGTTGCCACTTAACCACATGACTGAGTGGTACTGGTCAGGTAGTCTTGATGCCTTTGCTGATATGTGTAACCTACGCCTTGAGTCTGACACACAGTATGAGACACAGTTAGTAGCACAACAGATTGACCAGAGCATGCTGGGTCTATTCCCTGTGTCATGGGAAGCATTAGTATATGGAGAAGAAGAATGAGTATGTGTGGTGAGAAAGAGAATTTACAACGTGAGATAGCTACTAAAGAAGAGGAACTATTTGCATTGACTAAAGTAATAACAGACTTAGAAGATAGATTAGAGAAGTTAGATGATGCTGACAAACACTATATCAGGCCTATGACAGATGAAGAGAGGCAACGCTCTAAGGAAAGAGAGGCTATCAACCATGTTCACCGTTGAGTTTGAATCAGATGCTTCAGTAATTACTACCCTAGATCAAGAAGCCTTCTTTGAAGATGTCGAGATGATAGTTGCAGATAATGGCGTTGTATACATGAGGCAGTACGATGAAAAGATGGATGACTATCAGATGTTATTCATGAGCTTGCAACAGTTTACTGACATAGTTGCTTCTTACAATAGCCCAGAGGGTATGTATAAAATAATTGATAGGAATAAACCATGATGGAACTGGCACTAATAAGAACTCTAATGGACAAGGAGTTCTATGATAACAACAAGGGAATACGATGTCCTGATGAGTTGTTCAGTAAGGATGTGCGTAAGATTAAGCAGACGCTAGACTACGCAATGACTACGTATGAACGCACACTAACTACCTCTGAGCTTGAGGCTTTGTTCTTTGCTAACAACAGTACAATGACTACAGCAAACAAGCAGATCTATAATGACCTGTTCAAGCGTGTGTCACGTGAAGAGTCAATGAACAAAGAGATAGCGAGTGAGGTACTGTCGAAACTATTCCAACAGGTACTGGGTAACAAGCTGGCTAACATAGGCTTTGACTACGTTAACGGATCACTGGATAGCCTTGAGCCTGTGCGTAATCTATTGCAGACATATCAGGATGACTTCACGCCTAACCTCAAGCTTGAGTTCGGTAACATCGAGATTGATCATCTGCTCAAGGCCAATGACATTCAGTCCCAATGGAAGTTCAACATCCCTAGCTTAGGTAGGAACGTTGAGGGTATCAGTGGCGGTCACTTGATCATCGTAGGTGCACGGCCTAACACAGGCAAGACATCCTTCCACGCATCCTTGATAGGTTCACCGGGTGGGTTTGCTTCTCAGGGTGCCAAGTGTCTGGTGCTTTGTAATGAAGAGGCATACGAGAGAGTAGGCGCACGCTACCTAAGTGCAGCAACATCCCTGTCCATCTCCTCCC